ATGGAGAGACACAAGAGGGATGGCGGCGATGTTTTTCTTACCGATGAGGAGCTTCTTGCGCTCATTCGGGAGGGAGACACCGCAGCGATGGACGTCCTGATGGACCGGTATAAGGAACTCGCGAGGAGCAAGGCAGGGTCCATGTTCATTCTCGGCGGGGACAGGGACGACCTGATCCAGGAGGGCATGATCGGCCTCTTCAAGGCGATCCGCGACTATGATCCCGCTAGGGAGGCTTCGTTCCCGACGTTTGCGGCCCTGTGCGTGAGCCGGCAGATCTACACGGCGGTCCAGGCGGACGGCCGGAGCAAGCACCTGCCGCTCAATATGGCAGTGTCGCTGGACGCCGCGGCGGGCAGCCGGGACGGCGCGGACGGCAGCAAGGTCCGGCAGGCGCTCGGCGAGATGATCTCCGCCCCGGACAATGACAACCCGGAGCAGCGCGTCATCGACCGCGAGAGCGTGCGCCTCATGTTCGACCGGATCGAGCAGAACTTAAGCCCGATGGAGCAGGAAGTCCTCGGACTTTACCTCACCGGGATGGATTACCGGGAGATCGCGGCGGTTCTCGCCCGCTCCCCGAAATCGATCGACAACGCGCTGCAGCGCATTCGCAGGAAGCTGAAGTGACGCAAGATCCAACTTGAATCAATTTGCGGAAAGCTGGTCATTGACAAAGCAAAATTCTGTGTGATATTATCATGAAGCTGTATCGTTGCGCGGGCCGATGAAGATCGGAGATCCGCAAGAGCGGTATAACGTGCTGGCATAGCACAGTCGGTAGTGCGTCGCATTGGTAGTGCGGAGGTCACGGGTCCGATTCCCGTTGCCAGCTCTCTAACGAAAACCCCGAAACCATCACAAACACTGATGTTTCGGGGATTTTTTTATGTCCGTGTTCACTCGAATATGGCAACAAATTGCCACTTTATGGAATACTTTTGCCACCATGTATTCCACGAAGTATTCCACGAAATGATCACTCGAACAGTTTTCCGAATGCGGAGTTTGCCCTGTCGGAGAATTCCTTCTTTTGTTTGTCCAGGACATGTAGATATCTTTTAATGGAGGCGTCCGAGTGCCAGCCGCCTCTGTCCATCACATAAAGAGCCGGAATCCCCAAAGATAATTGAAAAGATGCGGAGTAGTGTCTGAGGTCATGAAACCGGAAGTGTTCCATGCCGAGTCTCTTAAGAGTCCTAGAGAACTGTTTTGTCAGCATATCAGGGTTCCCCTGGTATAGTCCCTGCTCCCTGATGAGCTTTATCACGTGCTCAGGATATTCTATGGACCGGAACCCTGCCGTAGACTTCGGAAGCTTCACGATCCACTCGTGGTTCTCGTTCAGGACCATAGACTTGCTGACGGTGATCACGTTGCCGTCGATGTCGTCCATGGTCAGAGCGCATATCTCTCCCCTGCGCATTGGTCCCAGGGCGGCAAGGATAACAGGAACCTCCAGCTCAGTCCCCTTGATGGCTGAAAGAAGCGCCTTGATCGTTTCCTCCTCAGGGACATTCAGAGTAGGTGGTTTTCTCTGAGGGAGTTTTATGGGACTTAAAGTAATCCCGTAGGACGACAGGACCGTAGCTATCACAGAATAGTATTCCATGACGGTCTTGGGAGAGATGGGTTTCCCCGTCCGCTCGTTCGGTTTCACCGCCAGGCGGTTGACCATCACCTGGATGTTCTGCGTGGTGACCGCCGAAAGCTTCGTCTTAAACATATCTGGAAACATCTTCTTCAAGTATTGGACACGGTTACTATAGTCCTTGTATGTCGACGGGGAGAGCACATCCGTACGCCCTGCCAGAAACGCGTCACAAGCCTCTGCAAGGCTCGGATCGTCTGCCATTGATGCGTGAAGCGTCTGCCACCTGTCAGCGGCTCTACGGGCCTCTCTGTCGCTCTTAGCGGTAAACGATTTGTACTTCTTCTTCCCGTCTACTGTACCGATATATAGTTTGTATTGGTAATTGCCGGAAGGTAGTTTCATTTGTGCCTCATCGCCTCTATTTCATCTGCTGTCTTGTCTGATTCGTAATCTTCTATATGACTCACCGCATGGATGTATGCATCCAGTTTCCCCTGCGGTGATAGTGCGTCATCAATGTACACGGTGTAACCGTCCTGACATGGTGTAATCATCTCGTTGGCTTTCCCTGGAATATCAACCACATAGACGAACACATCATCCATCCCTATTTGTCTCCTTTAGTCGTTTGAGCAGATCGGCTGCCATCTGCAGGTCTTCTGGTTTGGAATCCCGTGCCGCATCGAAGAGGACACGGAGATCCTTGTTCTCAAATAATAACTGAGCGGTGGCTGCGGTGGTGTCCGAAAAATAGTACTTATTCCCACTTTCGCTTTCTCTTTCAATTTCTTTTCCCGTCATAAGGAAATCTACGGAGACTCCAAAGAAGTTTGCGATGATCTGCGCATTCTTTCCGCTCACCAAATTGTCCCTATGCTTCCAGTTCGAAAGCGTAGACTGGCTTATTCCTGTCGCCTTGCTGAAGTCCGCGACGGTCATTCCGCGTTGCTCTAGGAGCCATAAAAATACTGAGTACATAATCCCTCCCAAAAAATTCCAAAATGAATAAAAAGGGTGTTGACTCCCCAAAATGGAAGTGATAGTATACTCATAGAACTTCACAAAATGGTAAAGAAATCTGAGTTATACACCACTTGGAATTCCACATATTCGATCTACCTAAGTTGAGTATACACATTTGTGAAGTGACAATCAACCGCTAGATATAGAGGAAAGGAGGACAAGATTTTGTATCAGAGGATTGCTTCCCTGGCTAAAGACAGGGGCGTAACGATTGCCGAAGTCTCTCGACAAACTGGGGTTGCGGAAACTGTCTTTTCCAACCTGAAGTACAGAGGCGGCAATCTCTCCATTGACAACGCCTTGAAGGTAGCACAGTTCTTCGGCGTCACTATTGAGGATCTATTGAGCAATGATCAAGACGAGTGACAGGATTCAAGGCTCACTCAAGAGCCACGGCTACACCGTCCAGGATGCCTGTAGGGTACTTGGTATCAGTCGAAGGACATGGACGAATCGCATGGCAGACCCGGACGGATTCTCAGCCGGAGAGATAAGGATGCTTCGCCACCTGGTAGATGAAGAGGTGTGTGATGACATCACTAAATGAAAGGAGGTGATCACATGGGAAACAGCGAATTGACCGTCAGACTGTATGCGGCATGGGGAGCGTTATCACTCATCAAAGACGCAGCATACTCGTCCAAGACGGAGACCGAATGCCTGGCAGATATCCGAATGATCCTGAAAAGCATCGGCGAAGAAAAAAAATGACCGTCAGTTAGCAGGCCTGACGGTCGGGAGACGCAGGAGTCTCCGAACAAAAATGACAACTAAATCTTAACACACATCAGTAGTCATTGCAAAGCGGCGAAGGTTTATAAGCGCGTATCACTGCAGATACGTCCGAGATTGCCACGTAAGAGCAGGAGTGGATGCTAAAAAACACCGTATTGGTTTGGATCCCATGTAATGCCACCTGCCGCCGCTTTTTTTCAGAGAGGAGAACACATGAACAGAGAATATATTAACGACATCGACGCGCAGATTGATGAACTTGCCAGACATATTGACGAACTGGTTGTCGAATGCATCGACGATCATCAGAAGGAATGCTGTGAGATCCACACGAATGACAGCGCGGCGCTGATAGAGGTCCTTCACAGATTCGCAAAGCGTGAGTGGCTCAGCCACAAGCCGGAGGTCAGAAAGGCGTGTGCGGCTATCGGCATCGACACACTGTGCGACATCTTCGGATGGACAGATATGGAGGACGAATAATGGCGTACATGTTTCGCCCGCTGAGGGCAGATGAGATTGAGTGCAGAGTAAGCACAATCAATGCAAGGGGATGCTCCCTCCTGCTCTACAAGGACGCGAGGTGCGACCAGAACATTCTGGACGAGACTGTAAGTCCTATGAGATGGAAGCGCTCCCATCAGCTTATCGGTGACAGGCTCTACTGCACTGTTGAAATCTGGGACATTGAAAAGGGCCAGTGGATTTCCAAGCAGGATGTCGGGACTGAATCCTACACAGAGAAAGAGAAGGGACAGGCATCGGACAGCTTCAAGAGAGCCTGCTTCAACTGGGGTATCGGTCGAGAACTTTATACGTCGCCGTTCATCTGGATTAACGCAGGGAATGTCAATCTTGAGGACTCCAACGGCAAGAAGATAACTAAAGATCACTTCTCGCTGACCGAGATCCGGTACGACAGAGATGGCAACATATCGGCCCTGGAAATCAAGAACGACAAGATGGATAAGGTTGTCTACACGTACGGAAAGACCAAGGGCCAGAGAGTCGACGATAGGAAGACAAAGGCAGTCGCTTCTCAGACTATTGACACCGTCAAGATGAGTGCCGTCACAAGCGCCCTGCAGAGAGCAGGAATACCGCTTGAAAAGGTCCTTGCCCACTTCGGCATCCAGAGCATCGGCGAGATGACAGAGGAGATGTTCTGGAAGACAAACGAGATGATCAACAAGTACGAGAAGGACAAGAAGAATGGAGACACGGGGAACGCTTAAGAATATCGGCGTTGATTACAGGACCAGGCAGTCGGTGGTCACATTCAATGTGGCTGCCGACCCCGCCAGGGTCGAGCCATATCTCGACATGGATCTGGACATCACCTTCGTTAAGCACAAAGAAAAACGCTCCCTGAATGCCAATGCGTACTTCTGGCTTTTGGTAAACAAGATCGCCAAGGCGGCAGGGATATCAGACACGATGGTTCATGACCGCCTGCTTTCTGAGAACAGAGCGTACGTGATCACGGACGGTGTCATGGAGTGGAGAGTGACATCCGAGCGCCCAAGCATCTACGGGATCATCAAGGACGGCGAGAGGTACTACATCGACTCCGGCATGTCCGTCACCATGAACAAGCCAAACGGAACGCTGCTCCAGAAAAACGGGGACCCGGTCGTAGGCAACGTGTTCTGGAGAATCAAGGGAAGCCATGAGATGGACACCGCCGAGATGTCTAGGCTTGTCGACTCGACCGTAGAGGAAGCAAAGAGCCTTGGGATCGAAACCATGCCGCCGAACCAGTTGAAGCTGCTGGTTGAGATGTGGGGCGTGAAGCTGAAGGAAGATGCCGCAGAGAAACTGGAAAAAGCTGAGACAGAACAGCAGGAGTTGCAGTTATGAACGAGAACCAGAAAAGAGGGAAATCCAGCAGGGAAAAAGGAAAACGCGGTGAATTGACCCTCATGCACATCCTCAGGGATACATATGGATATCCTGTCCGGCGCGGTTATGTCTTTCAGCATGAAAGCGATCTTGTGGGACTCCAGGGGGTCCATGTGGAGTGCAAATCGGTTGAACGGCTGAATGTATGGAAAGCATACCAACAGGCCGTGGAAGAGGCTCAGAAGAGGCAAGACGGACTTCCTGTGCTGTTTCATCACAAGAGCCGCGAAGGGTGGCTTGTAACACTGAGCCTGGAAGACTTCATGGATATGTATGGAGCGTGGAACGATGGCAGGTAAAAAATCATTCATCATGATGGAAGACTGGACGGTTCTTCTTTCGAAGCTCCCCGTGGAGACAGCAGGGGCGCTCATCAAAGCTATGTGTGTTTATCAGCTTACCGGTGAAGTCGTAACAGACGATCCTGTCGTTGAAGCGCAGATGGCTGTTATCGTTCCCATCATGGATGGCAATAACAAAAAGCATGAAGAGATCTGCCAGAAGAGGTCAGAAATCGGTAAGCAAGGCGTAGCAAAGAGATGGCAAAAGGATAGCAAACAGATAGCAAATGATAGCAATTGCTATACAGAAGATAGCAAACAGATAGCAAACACATTGCAAACGATAGCTGAGTCTGAATCTGAATCTGAGTCTGAATCTGAATCTGTATCTGTTTCTGAGTATCCTGCGGATACAAAAACCCCCCATACCCCCCTTGAGGACGCCGATCTTTCGGAACCTGTCAAGGACAAGTTGAGGGAGTGGCTGCAGTACAAGAAGGAGCGCAGGGATGCATACAAGCCGAGGGGGCTAAGCGCCTTGATCTCCATGGTTCACAACCGTGAGCAGGAGATGGGGGCGAGTGCAGTTATTGAGGCTATCGACTTGTCAATGGCAAACGGCTGGAAGGGAATCATATGGGAAAGAGCAAGGTCCTCACCACAGAGGGCGGCTCCTGATTACCTGACGATGCTTGTGAGAGGAGAGGCATGACAAGACAAGAACTATCGCAGATTATCTTCTTCCTGCGCGCAATCTATCCAAGGCACTATGACAAATTCACCAAGGCTGATTACGACGCAATGGTTGACGCATGGGGACTGATGCTCGATGGGTATAGCTACGAGAAAGTATTCGCCGGAACGAAGGCGTTCGTAGCCACAGACAAGAGTGGGTTCCCGCCTTCAGTCGGACAGATCCTTGACTGTATCAGAGTCGCCTCATCGAATCCTGCGGAGCAGATCACGTCTGCGGAAGCATGGGATCAAGTATACAAAGCGGTGTGTAACTTGCGGTGGGACGAACCAGAGAAGGAATTTAACAAGTTGCCTGAGGTTTCCAGAAAGGTAATCGGGACTGCGGCGAACCTTCGGGAAATAGCAATGATGGACACTGACAGCGTCATGATCGGAGAAAAAGCAAGATTCATGAGGATGTATGACGCATACAAGGAGCAGGAGAAGGATTACCTGAAGATACCGCAATCGGTTCGACAAAGATTGGCAACGCTTTACGACAGAGCAGGCATTGAGAGTCATGGGCAAAGCTTATTGGAGGGGGAATGAAATCAATTATTCCAGGCGATGAGGCGTATAAGTGCTATCTCTGCCATAGAACAGGGAAGATGCAGGTGCATCACTGCCTGCATGGTATCAGGCGACAGGCAGCAGACGCCTACGGACTAACGGTCCATCTGTGTCCCATCTGCCATACGCTCCTGCACGACCATGGGTACAACGATCTGTTCCTCGAACAGACGGCCCAGTTGGCATTCGAGCGGGAGAACTGCAGGGAGGACTGGATGAAGATTTTTGGAAAGAGTTATTTGTGAGGAGGAAATCATGAATTCATGGACAGGCATTGGCAGACTTACAAAGGACCCGTCGATTTTGAACAAGACCGAGACGAAGATCGCCAGGTACACGCTGGCTGTGGACAGGCGGTCTAAGGACAAGGGGACAGACTTCATCAACTGCGTGGCGTTCGGGAGGAATGCTGACTTTGCGGAGATGTACTTGCATCAGGGCATGAAGATCGCTGTCGAGGGCAGGATCCAGACTGGTAGCTACAAGAACAAGGATGGCAACACTGTCTACACAACGGACATCGTGATCAACTCCCAGGAGTTCTGCGAGTCCAGAAAGGCTCAGGAAGGGACTGAACAGGGTACGGTGGACACATTTACAACGAACGCCAGTTCGGGCGATCATAGAGCCTCACAGGGCGGTTTATCAATAGACGGTTTTATTGGCATCGAAGACGATCTGGAAAGTGAGCTGCCCTTCAAATGAGCAAGAAGGATATCGAGAGGCGGGAGAAACTGACACAGCTTGGTCTCCCGCCGGAAGTGAGAAGGCAACTGGTTGGTTCCAAGGTCAATCCGTTGTTTACGAGGAAGCCGTATTGGTGCACAAATTATGGAGCGCTTGACGATGAAATGTCCGAGGTGCGGGGCAGCTACAAAAGTATTGAAAACAGAAAAGGCAGGGTACAACACGATAGTGAGGACGAGGAAGTGTAAGATGTGCGACTTCGTCTTCCGAACGACTGAAGCACCGAGTAAGCGGGACGAGTCACTCGTGGCGTACATAAACAGGGTGATGGATGAAGTGCAAAGGGATTGAAGACAAGAGTTTTTGCTTTGACTGTCCTTATGCTGACTGCCTTGTGGATCTGAAAGGGAACTTGCCGGAAGACGAAGAACAGATAAAAGAGATCCTTCTGCTGAAGAGGAAAGACAAGGATCACCGTTACTACGCAGAACACAGAGACGAGATCATTGCCAAACGAAAAGAGGAGTCCTATAAACCGGTCGAAAGGCAAGCTTCAGCAAAGTACCGCAAGAAACACAAGAAAGAGATAGCGGAGCGCAGAAAGATTTACGACCAGACGCACAGCGAACAGATAAGAGAAACAAAGAGAAAGTGGAGATCGGAGCATCGGGAAGCGGAAAGGGAACGCCACCGCAGATACTACGCCGCTCACAAGGAAGAGATAGCAGCAAGGAGAAAGGCATGTGCCCATACGAAAACACAGTAGGCTGTTTTAAATGTCCATTCCCAGACTGCATGCTGAACGGAGCAGACAAGCTGCCAAGAAAACTCCAGATGGAATTTCGGAGAAGTCATCACGCAGAGGGAAGTAAGGAGAAGGAGAGGGAATACAACCTCAAGTACAAAGAAGAACATCGCGAAGAAATTAATGCAAAGGAAAGAGAGAAGCGTCGGAGGATGAAGGCCGCGCTGGAGTACTGCGAGAGGATGGGGATAGAAGTATGAAGCACTACGGAGACATTAGAGGATTGTCCGGTTATGAACTTCCGGTAGTGGATGTCATAACAGGCGGGTCCCCGTGTCAGGATCTCAGCGTTGCAGGCGGCAGAGCAGGACTGGAAGGAGAACGAAGCGGCCTGTTTCTTGAACAGATACGGATTGTAAAGGAGATGAGAGAACGTGACCGATCAACTGGAAGGACAGATGAGCATATTCGACCTAGATACATGGTCTGGGAAAACGTCGAAGGAGCGGCAAACAGCAACCAAGGAAGGGACTTCCAAACGGTCCTCACGGAAATTGTCAAGATCGTCAGAGAAGACTCCCCCGATGTTCCTTTACCTGACAAGTGGTCCAAGTCAGGAAGCCTCATGGGGTACGGTTCCGATGGCTGCCCATTTTCCGTCGCCTGGAGATTACATGACGCGCAGTTTTGGGGTGTCCCCCAGAGAAGAAAACGGTACGCGGTTGTCGCAGATTTTGGAGGACTCTCCGCTCCCGAAATACTCTTTGAGCGAAAGGGCATGCACGGGAATCCTGAACAGATCGGAAAGGCGGAAAAAGAAACTTCCAGAGCAACTGGAGAAAGCGCTGAGGAATCAGGCGACTGGTTTGCCGAACACATGAATCCACCGGAAGCTGTCTATGACGCCCGTGGAAATGGTTCGGGGGGGGGTGGCACCGACAATAACCGGTGACCACCAGAACAGGATCACAGACTACACAGGAATCGTGTATGAAGAAACTATTCAACAAAGCTAAGAATGATCAGTGGGAAGAATCGGAAACGTGCATGGCGATAATTGCCAGGTTTGGAACTGGTGGTGGTAATACCCCAGTGGTGATACAGATGATAAGTTTATACGCTCTACAGGCGTTCGGACTATATAAGGACACGGGTGCGGCATCGGCGCTGAAAATGCGTGACTACAAGGATGCAACCGACCTGATTTTGACCGGGGGGGGTCAAAGTGAAATGGCAGTGGTAAGAAGACTCACTCCGCTAGAATGCGAAAGACTTCAGGGATTTCCAGACGGCTGGACGGACATAGGCGACTGGGAGGACAGCAAAGGAAAAAAGCACAAGGCTGCTGACAGTCCCAGGTACAAAGCTCTTGGTAATTCTATCGCGCTTCCGTATTGGAAAGTTCTCGCCCGCCGGATAGCTGCCCAGTATGACAGGGATATTACGATTGGATCTCTCTTTGATGGCATAGGCGGTTTCCCGTTGGCATTCCAACATTGCGGAGCAACACCGGTGTGGGCGAGTGAGATTGAGGAGTTTTGCATGGCAGTAACCAAAAAGCATTTCGGAGACGATGATGACCAAGAGTGATGCAATACAGTTCCTGAAACGGTACAGGCACAGCCAGAAGGCGTTCGCGACCTTCGGCCTGCCGTTCTCAGAGGAAGTGCCTGACGATGTTTTGAAGATGTCCATAGAGGCCCTGGAAGAGTCAGAGAACAGAGAGGATGACCTGAAATGAGCCATGAAGAGATTATGAGAGACCTGCAAAGTCCGCAGGAGAATGGGAAGCTGGATCTGGTCAACGTGGTGCGGTGCAAAGACTGCAAGGACTGGCACGAATACCCGGATAAAAAATGGGGATGTTGCCGCCGAGAGTACTGGGATGATGACGGACAGTATCGACTTAAAGTCGAGACAAATCACGATGATTATTGCAGTTATGGGGAGAGACGAGATGTATAGCGAAAGCGTAAAGAAACGAATATTCGACATCTTAATATCGTGCGAGATTGGGACATACACATCGTTCCATGCGCCAGACAGGGCGGTAGTTTCGATTAGCAACATAGTAGCGTTGCTTGGTGATGTTACTAAGTATGCGGCAAGACAAGCGCTGAAACGACTTATGGAAGACGGACTCGTTGAATATACATCGCAAGGATGCCCTGCGGTCATAAGTTATGGCGAAGTGCCGGAACTTATCGCAGATGCCGCACCACCTATCAACGGATATTGCCTCACGAAAAAAGGTTTTGAAACTCCAGAGTGGAAACAGGCATATAAAGATTGGTGCAAGTCGATGGAAGATTGGGCAAATGGTTTTGGGGAGAGACGGAATGGATGACATGATCTACTGCTCGAACAACTGCGGAGTTGCCAGATGCCTACACCATCCGAGCCAGATTGATAACCCAGAGACTCCGCATCAATTTGCACACTTGCACCATACGGAGTATTGCCCACTTTGGAGGCAAGAGATCGAGAAGGTCGAGGTGGTGAGGTGCAGAGACTGCAAATACTGCGACAGCTTCATTAAGGCGAGATCAGCGGACGGACGCACAGAACACATGGAGTACAGGTGCAAGGACTTCCATGCGTCCGTTATGCCGGATGAATACTGTAGCAGAGGGGAGAGACGAGATGGATGACCTTATATCGAGGAGAGCGGCAATAGATGCGCTGAACCGACATCTGGACACAATACGCGTTGCAAACAACAACACCATGGAAATGATACGCCGTAGCGAGGTGATGGACTGCCGTGAAATCATCAATGGTTTGCCATCCGCACAGCCGCAACCTTGCCAAAATCATACACAAAAAGCACCCGAATCGGACACGTTTGGGGTAAAAACATGGGAAACTTGTTCAGATACCATCAGCCGAAAGGCGGCAATAGATGCGCTTGGGACTCGCGATCCAGTATCAGATTCGTGGACGGATGAGTATGAGTTGGGGGCTTATAAGCAATTGGAGCAAGACAGAAAGGCAATAAGCGAAGTCCCATCCGCACAGCCAGAACCTGCGATTCCTCTATCATGGATTGAAGGGCAGATTGAATGGCTAAAAAGTCTGGACAATGCATTCTTGACTTTAACAGCAGGACAGATT